AAATGCTATCATATCGAATACGCAAGGCACGTTATCTCTGACTTTAGGTAGCTCTCAATATAATAACATCAGAATAACTTGTCCTCAAATCAGGTTCCTTGCTATGGACCCGATGGATCGTGACGGTATTCGTGCGTTAACAGTACCGTTTGAAATGAATCGTTCCGCCGGGAATGATGAAATCGTGCTTGATTGGTCGGATCTATTGACTGTTAATACTTATGATTCAATTACTATTGCTGAAGATGATACTGAAGAAACGCCAGCACCGTAGGAGTATAATGTCAATTCCAGCAAAGATTTCATATAATGTTAAATGGCCGAAGAAGCTTGTAGATCGCGCAAAGAAAGGAGGGACTTTTTCGCGTGGAATACCATGGATAGATAAACGTGTGCTTAAACGTGTAGGTAATTTAATGGTTAAAGAAGTAAGAGATAATATTAGATTATCCAGAAGTATAACAGGCGGTAATTTAAAAGCATTATCGCAGAAAAGAAAAGATAGAAAGAGTAGTCAAGGTATGCCGTATCCAAATACTCCGTTAAGAGCTTGGGGCACACTTTATCGTTCTATTTATTATTCTAAAACAAAATCAAGTGAAGACAATGTAGTAGTAGCTATAAAAAAAGTAGGTAAATATGGTACTAAAACAATTATTAATGCACAAGAACTTGCAGCAACACAGCAAAGCGGATCGTATGGTGGACCCCCAAGATTGTTTTTTGGAATAAGTAATAAATCTAAAAAACTAATTAAGAATCTTATAAAGCGTGAATTTTTAGTAAAATTTCGCCGGGCAGAATTAGTAAGACAATCTCCGCGACAACGGTAACTAATTCTGAACGTGCAAACAAGGAGGTAAGTAATGATTAGACCTATCAATGTAGGTGAGACGATCGAGTATGTTCTCAAAAGTGACAAGAAAGATCCTACCATATGGATTATTGGAATACTTGATTCATTGGTAAAAACAAGGTTGGCCGATCTTGGTACTATTTATCGATATAATCCTGAAGCGCCAAAAGATTCTGTAGCAGAAACACGTATGAATATTGCCGAACAGGATTTTGAGTTCGTGAAATTCGGGCTCAAAGGGTTCAAGAATTTTAAGGACGCTAAAGGATCAGAAATAGCATTTAAGACAGAAAAAAAGACGCTTGGTAATACTGAATATGATGTCGTTAGTGATGAAACGATTAAATATATTCCACGAATAGCGATAACTGAAATAGCGAAAAAGATAGCGGAAGAAAACATTATTTCAGAAGATGAAGAAAAAAACTAATAATGGCGGTTTGGCTACCTCGATTTCGGTTAGACTGCCATAAATGTACATTATTGCAGAAACGATCTCGGGGTTGTGAAGCTGAAGCTGAGCAACCCTTTTTTATAGAGGTCAATGGAGAGAAAGAAGTATTAAAAAATTGTCCGATAAGATTAGTTGCTCCATTAACAGTTCGGATAATGCAGCTTTACAGGTTTTATAAACAAGGCTTCTTGCCTAATACAGGCGGGATCCTGCAGCAATCATCTGTGTTATTAACAGCTTTTGATATTATAGAAAATGAAGTCGAGAGAATAAGGGAGAAAGAAGATGCCGGGTCCCACTAATCAAGAAATTAAAGTACATCTTGGATTAATAGATAATTTTACTCCTCAAGCAGTAAAAAATACTAAAGTCGTATATGACGCTTACGGTCAAATATATAAACGAATTGAGAAAGTTTCTAAGGTACATGATAAAGCCGGGAAGATTTCTCAAGAAACTGCTAAAAAAATGGTTGCAGCTAGTAAAAAAGTACAGCAACAACATAAAAAACAAGCAGATGGATATGTTAAAGGCGTCGGGAAAATGCGTGGTCATACAGCAGGACTTACAAATGCAATAGGTAAACTTCGTAATACTTTTCTTTTGGTTGCATTTGCGCAGCAGACAGTAATGCGTCTTATCTTACCGGCCATTAAAGCTTCACAAGTCCAGGAAGAAGCCGAAGCTCGTTTAGAAAATACAATTAGGGGAACTACCGGTGCGACAGACGCACAAATCAGATCATTAAAAGCTTTGGCTAAACAATTACAGCAAACCACAACATTTGGCGATGAGCAAATTATTTCAGCTCAAGCTATGCTCGCGTCTTTTAAATTAAATACCAGCGAGATAAAACGAATTACACCGCGCCTTTTAGATTTAGCGTCTATGGTAGAAAAAACTAGCGGTAAACAAGCTGACTTGCAGGAAGTAGCAAAAGCATTAGGTAAAGCGTTTACCGGTCAAACCGGCGCGTTATCCAGATGGGGTGTAGTATTATCAGATTCAACAAAAAAATCAGGTGGTTTTAGTGCCATATTACAGGATATTGATGCGAATGCTAGCGGATTAGCACAAGGTATGGCAACAACTTATACAGGTGCAGCAAGACAATTAAAAAATGCTATGGGTGATTTAGGTGAACAGGTTGGAAAAATAATACGTCCGTCAAAAACACTTTATAAAACATTAAAAACTGTAACAGATCATTGGACAGAATGGATGACAGAGTTACAAGAAGATCCACTTGAAACAACTGTACGCAGATTAAGAGAAATGGGTGAAGCCGGAAAAATAATAATAGAACTTGAACTTTTTGTAGCTGAAAAAGCAGTATTAGAAAAGATAAGTAAACTTGAAAAAGAACGAATTGAGAATGAAAAAAATATAGTAGGACTACATGAAAATTTTATGCGATTAACTAAAAAGCAACAAGAGACTACAGAGAAACTGGGGTATACACAAACTAAAGAAATGGTAAACGCTATTAACCGCATTAAATTATTAGCGAAAGAAGAAGATGGAAGAAAAAAAATAGCTACTTTTGTTAATAGCTTTAATGAAAAATATAAAACATCATTGCTTGAACTTGCAAAAATACAAAAAGAAGATACTAAAAGTTTTTGGGAAAAATTAATTACTTCAGATAAAACTTTACAAAATAAAAAAGACGAAAGAGATGTAAACAAAACTAATCTTGAGACAGTATTAAAAATAGCTGCTCTTGAATACGAACGGCTAGGATTAACTACAGAACTTGCACGAATTCAAAAAGCTTTAGCAGAACAAGATTTTAAAAAACCTAAAGAAGAATTAACAGCATGGATAGATTTCTTGAAAACGGTAGGCACAGAATGGGATTCAGTTATGTCATCCATAGAAACTGCAGCGGAGAAAACTAGCTCTACTATATTTTTTGATATGTTTATGGGTAAATCAAAAACCTTTCTTGATTATTGGGAACAATTTAATCAAGCCGTACTTAAATCATTCGCTGATATGTTGGCTAAAATGTTAATAGAAGCTATTAAGATGAAATTAGTAATGGCGGCGCTTGATCTTTTTAGTTTTGGTGCTGCAAGCACGGCAGGTGCAGCCGCGGGCGCAGGCACTAGTGCAGTCGCTGGAGTCGGGGCATCTGTTGTTGTTCATAAAGGCGGGATTGCTAAACCTCAACGATTTGCTTCTGGCGGTGTAGTACCGGCATTACTTGAATCCGGTGAAGGCGTAGTGTCGCGTTCCGGAATGGCAAATTTAGGACCTAATGGACTTGAACGGATTAATCGCGGCGGATCACCGACAGGACGCGGGACAACGATAAATAATTATTATATAGATGCAATAGACGTAAAGACATTCCGGGATTATATGGCAGAAAACCAGGACTTAGCTATAACGGCCGTACAGGGCGATTTAGAGGCTAATGGTGTATTGCGTAGACAATTCAAAGGTGGAATATGAGTTATAATGAATCTTTAACACTTACTCCGGAATTTGGAATAGAAGAATCCATAGAATTTCATACATTAATAACGCCAATGGAAGATGGTAAAACGCGTACCCGAGCTAAATGGAATTATGGATTACGAAATTATAAACTACAGCTATATGTATATTCCAAGACGAGCATGGATGTGATATGGGATTTCTTTATTGCGCGTAAAGGCGCATATGATCCATTCCTTATAAAAATTCCTACGGAGTTCCAAGTAACACTCGAAGCTATTGGAACTGGTAATGGCATAGCAACGATATTCGTATTAGATGAATTTCCGGTAGATACTACTGCCGGAACATTTACTATGTATGTCAATGGTACATCGGCTACAGCTACTCTTCAAAATAATTTCTATGGTGAATATTCAACAGTCACTTTTTCTTCCGCGCCCGGAGACGGTTTAGCAATAACCGGAGATTATGAATTCTGTTTTTATGTTCGTTTCGTTGCGGATAAATTCAGCAGGGAGCTTGTAGCATATCAATTACTTAATGCTGGAATGGAATTGCGTGAAGAACGATGGAGTGTATATCGTCCCAGGGGCGGTAATGCAAAACTTGTAAAAGTACAAGTATCTGATTCTGTATCTATCAGCGATATTACTGATGAATATAAATACAGGACAGTTAATACAAATGACAGTATAAGTATAACTACTATTGCTACTGATACATTACTAGAGCCATTAGGATTGATTATATCTGATTCAATAAGCATATCTAATTCATTTTCCGGGACGGTGGCATGAGAGATTTAAGCCAAAACGTACAGGATCAACAAAATACCGACGCAACGCGCCCGATAGATCTGTACGAAGTTTATCTCGGTAGTCAAACTGCTGTAGATGATGATACGTTATTTTTCGTAGCTTGTCCTGAAAGAATTAATTTTTTTGATACAGAAGGCACACCTCAGACTTTCTTGCCATTAGGATTGAATCGCAGTTCCGTAAAGCATAATATTGATCTTGCGGTAGACTATTTTAATGTATCTTTCGATAATGTAGATCGTGCTATGTCAGCGCTAATAGCAGAAACAGATTTCAGAAATAAACGTGTTGTCTTACGTACAATATTTCTGGATGATTATGGTTCAAACGATGACGCGATATTAGTCTTTGACGGTATAATGGATAGACCTACAATAACTGAAACTTCCTTTGTTGTCCAGGTAGTTTCCAGGTTAAACCTAAAAAATAAAACAGGTCGATTATATCAACTTATGTGCCCATGGAAATTCGGAGGAACACGTTGTACTTTCAATAGAACAACAACGAAGTCGACAGGAGCCGTTACATCAGGGGCAACTACATCTATTATTGTAGATACATCCCGCACAGAAGCAAATAATTATTGGAAACATGGAAATATCGAAATTACATCGGGTCCATTGATTGGAACTAAGCGTAGGGTAACCGGATACTCATTTGATTCTAAACAGATATCTCTTGATATAGTTCTTGATTCTGTGCCAACAGCGGGGGTTACTTATGACATCTATCGAGGTTGTGACAAGACTTTGGATTGGTGTAAAGATACTCTTAGTAATCAGGATAATTTTGGCGGTTTTCACACGCTTCCTGTAGAAATAGACGAGGGCGAATAATGAATAAATATCTCGAAAAATTTATAGGCATACCGTTTGAAATGGACGGCCGAGATGAGGAGGGGATAGATTGTATAGGATTAGTATATAAATACCTGCATGACCAAGGATACCAAGTTGAACTTGATCCCAGATGCAGTAAAGAATGGATTGAAAAAGCAGACCATAAAGAATGGCTGAAACTCGTATTAAGTTATGGCGAAAAAATATCAATAAAAGAACTCAAGCCTAACGATATAATATATTTTTCGTGGAAAAATGAGATTCATGCCGGAGTATATGTAGGTAACGGAAAATATATCCACATATCTAAAGATACAACTTCAAGAATATCTCGCCTCAATGAATCCGCTAAAGCGCGTATAGCAATAATCATGAGGCCATCTAAGACTCAAAAAAAAACTTTACCCCCAGCGGGTAGAAGCGCGATGCAAATTGTCGCGACAGCAGTAGGTTTTGTTATTGGCGGTCTTATTGGATCTTTTGGTGGACCCGCCGCTGCCGGATGGGGCGCGATGATAGGTGCTTCAATAGGATATTCTATGTTCGCGCCTGAACCCGGAGATCTGGGGACTGGCGACCTCGCAAGTAAATCCCCTAAGTATAGGTTCGGAGGATTGCGTACAACCCGATCGAATGAAATCCCTGCCGGAATAATATATGGACTAAATCGCGTTAGTGGTAATATAATATATCACAGATTAAGTGATGATGAAAAAACTGCCTACCAGCTTATAGCTTTAGGCGAAGGCGAACTGAATTCAATAACAGATGTTCGGATTAATGATGAACCGTTTACAGATTTTACAGGTTGTGTGTATGACGCTTATGTTGGTACTACTACTCAAGAAGTTGACGCGATAGCTACAGATTGTTATGGGCTTAGGCATACCGCATACATGGCTTGCACATTCATCGCAAGTGAAAAACTTGGCAGCTTGCCAAATAAGGTTACAGCTAAAGTAGAAGGACTTAAAATTGAGACCTGGGATGGTAGCGAATGGACAACAGCAAAAACATATTCAAATAACCCGGCAGCTTGCATCCACGATTATTTAATTCGCGATAAAGAGATCGGCGGGTGCGGTATTTCTAGGACAAATATAGATGAAGATGGATTCGGAGAAGTTTCGGAATATTGTGATGTACTTGTATCAAATGGAGAAAGCGGGGTTGAAAAACGTTTTGAACTGAATTATGTTATTGATACCCGTAGACAAGCTATAGATAACCTTAATGATATGTTATCCTCTTTCGGCGGGTATCTTATCATTACCGGAACGACAATAAAAATCGCGGTTAAAAAACCACAGACCAGTGTTCAATCTTTTACTGACGGTTCAGACGGAAAACCCGCGAACATCAAATTAGACTCATTTCAATATTCTTATATACCAAAAGATAATCAGATCAATAGGGTAGGCGTGCAGTACGTTGATATAAATCAAGACGATACAAAACCTATATCTTATGTTGATGATTTTACAGATCAAGATGAACGCGGGGTAGTTGAGAAAATTTTCCCGATGTACTCAATCGGAAGGATGTCACAAGCAACTCGTATGGCATGGCAAATACTTTATGATCTGAAAATGAATCCACAAGTCATAACATTTGTTTCTGATATTACAGCTATGCATATTGAACCCGGGGATGTATCTAAAGTAACTCATTATTTACCTCAATGGACTGATAAACAAATATTAGTAGCTTCTGTCCAGGAAAAAGAAAATAATGAATATGATATACAAAGCGTATCATATAACTCATCCGTATATAATGATGCTTACGGGTCCGGAATAATGACATACGATTATGGATCTCCGCCTAATCCTTACGGCGCCCCGCCGGATGTCACTGGTTTTGAGGTAACAAGTGACGGTATTAATCTTGTATTTAATTGGACAAAAGTTTCCGGGAAAATGGATATAGCTATCAAAGGATATGAAATCAAAGAAGGATTAGATTGGGATTCCGGTTCATTGATAATCGGGATAGGTTCTGACCTTTCTACATATCGTACTCCTATACGAACAAGCGGGCTACGAACATTTATGATTAAAGCTAAATCAGAATATGGGATATATTCATCAGCAACAGGCGAAGATTCGATTACAATAACTAAAGTTTCAGGACAGAATATTGTATTATCCGAATATTTATGGCAGACATTGAACGAAGGCACTAATACATTATCAACAGATTGCCAAGAAATATGGACTACAGGATATAATTCTGATTATAGGCGTCGAGCTATCGGTGTAAAAACAGCAACGACATGGGAAGATTTTGAGACGGCCAGGAAAACGTGGCTTGAACTGGAAGATTACACTTGGAGTATTCCAACAATAGGAACAGAACAAACATTTGAATTCGAAGAGATAGATCTCGGGCAGACACATACAAACGTATCAACAATGATTATAGCGCTTTATTCCGGTACAACTAGCGATGTAACAATAGAATGGCGATACGGAACTTCTCCGGGACTCGCAGGTGCATACGCGACATTTGCTACAGGAGAATATACATATAGGTATGTGCAGTTTAAAATATTAATAACGTGTTCAGATACTGATGTGCCAAGTTATTTGAATGACTTAATATTCAGGATAGACGCGTTTGATGTTACTGATCGCGGTAAAGATGTTGTTGTAACAGCACCAGGCGGCGCTACAGTGACGTTTGACCAGTCATTCGGTGCAACACCGGCGATCGTTGTAACAACGCAAGGCACGAGCGTATATAAGCCTATAGTGACCGCAAAATCAGCAACTGGTTTTACTGTTAAATTATATGATAAAGACGATGTTGAAGTAAGCGGGGTGATTGATTGGGTAGTTCGTGGTTGGTTCATTCTATAACCGGGAGGTATTATAATGAATATAATATATAATACTATATTATTAATAGGAGCAATAGTGTTTAGTGCTATTATATGGAGAAGGGGCGGTGCCGGCCAGAGTTTATGGCGGAATCCCGGAGTACCGATAATATTGGGGCTTACGCAGTTTGTATTATTGAATTTCAATAATTGGTGGGCATTGCTATATATACCGCTAATGTGGGGCGC